AAAACAAGTGGTGATCCAAAACTAATTAATGGAACAATGAATGCAGCAAATGAAGTTATCATATCACAAGATCCTAAAAATTCTCAATCCATTCCGATTTTAAGATCAAATAACCAAAACAAAGGTTTAGAGTTTTCATGGTCAACATGGATTTATATTAACGATACGTCAAAATCTCCACGCTATTCACATGTATTTAATAAGGGAAATGCAACTTTTGATAAAGATGGACTTGCCACTGTGAATAATGGTCCAGGATTATACATTGATAATGAAAACAGCGATTTGGTCGTCGTAATGAATACAGTTGATGTGAATAATCCCATTGAAACTCTTATTGTAAAGGATATTCCTCTTAGAAAATGGTTTCATTGTGTAATTCGTGTGGAAAACACCGACCTAGATGTTTATATTAATGGTTCCATTGTAGGAAGAAGTCAAATGCAAGACGTCCCAAAACAAAATTACGAGAACGTAAATATTTGTAAAAACGGCGGATTCAATGGTAATTTGGCAGATTTGCAATATTTTGATAAAGCGATTAGTATTTTCCAAATTAACAATATTGTTGCCTGGGGAAGAAATACAAATGCTGCAAATGAAAATGCTTCTGGTGATGCTAGTGGTTTCCCATATTACTTATCCAACTTATGGTATTCTAATAATTATTAGATAATATATATTTTGCTATATTATATAATGTCAGATTTTACATTGTCTTGTATAAATCAAAGAAAGCAACGATCACAATTCTTTTTTCATGAGGGTGGTGCAAAATCTCGTTTTACACTAATATGTCCTTATATTAAAAATAGTTCAGGCGAATTAATATACACGCCAAAACAATTAGATATGAGGCGAAAGGCGGAAATATTGAAATACATTAAACCAAACAATGGTAATGTAAGTAAAAATAAATATTCACAATTAGCTACTTCTACAAAAAAAAATAGAAATAAAGTTATTTGTCCAATCGTTTCTACTCCAATACCGACGTCTTCATCTGATGTTCCTGGAAAAATTGTAAATCTATATGAAGATCCGAATGTTCCGTTATATAATTATACGCCCATTACAGATCAGTTTAAATTTCAAAATGTCAAATATGATAATTTTAAACGATTGTTTGATATATTTCCTGTTTCAAATGTTTTTTCAGACAATGGTACATTTCAATCTATGAGCACAATTGTTATATTGAACCCGAATACGACTCAAATTTCATTTGATTTTTCAATTCCTTTATCTTTACAATTTAGTGCTGATTATAATACAACTACATACGCTACAACTTCTCAAGAAATTCAAGAAATAGATGAAGATGGTAATACCGTATATGTAGCTTCCGGGTTACCTTATAAGATTACAATTGCAGATTTATCTATTATCGGGGTTACAATGGAAGTATTATATAGCGATTCAATCATACAAACAATTGAGGCATCCTATTTATCAACACCAGAAGAAAAACCAACCGATCTATCCAAAACGTTAAGTAGTCAATCAATTAATTTTACAAATAGTAATGCGGGAAAAGTACAATCCACTTATTATTTTGGTAACGTTTATTTCAAAAATGTTATATTGCCAAGCATTTCTCAATACGTCTATACTATTAGATTAAAGATAAAAATAAGTTATTCAGAATATACTAATATTCTATCTTCAAACACCAGTCTTCCATATCGTATAAATATCGATGGAGAAAATGTTACGAATGCGAATGCAAAAAATATACAAAATGCAGCGTATAATCCCGTTTTAAATATTGAAAATAGCTATATTTATATTTCTTCTGATTCAAACTGCGAAAGTAATTTATTTGACGACAATGGAGAACCCGATAATCCTACTTATCTACCACTCGCGATTAATGCAACTGTAATACGTGCATAAATAATATTTTTTATTAATATAAATTTACCCCCTAGAAGAATTAAACATCCCAGTTTAATTAAGGGTTAAATGTTCATTCAAATATAAAACAAAGGGTTTTAAATTCACATGTTCTTTGGTTATTACGAAATTTGTGTTTATTGAAAATTTATATTTTAATATTTGAATCATATGACGTACATGATGACAACCGGGAGTGTCTTTTGGTAAATTTTTCAAAACATCTAAATCCTTCGAATTATATCCCAATCCTTCCACATTCGTTATCACTTTTTTTTTCATTTGATCGATATTTCTACAATGATAATGTATTAAACATATATTTGTCGAAATATAATCGTCTGTTGGAAAATGATTTCCATGATCCATTACTCCTTCCCAATTATGTTTATTTATAAACGTTTTTGCCATGTTTCCGTAATCTAAATATTGACCATATTGACATTCCAATAATGCATTTGAATAACCAATTTCATTACCAGATGTAATCGTAGAATAAATATAATTTGCCTTAAATACACTATTGTTTTTAAATTTATCACTACTAACCAAAGTTTTTAAATAAGATAAAGTTTTGTATGGAGACAATGTTTTATTATCCTTATCGTAATAAATAATAAATTCATCGATATCTAATGGAAAAGCTATGTCATAAGATCCAATAGTATTCATTAAATCAGTCATAATATCCCCTTTTTTTGAATAATCATGTTCTCTTGAAATATGAACTCCATATTTACTATATTTTTGAATTTTTTCGTATGTTCCATCAGTACTTTCATTATCTACAATATATAAATTATTATATCCAAATAATTTTCCATGATATTGTATCCAATATTCCACAATATCATCTTCATTTTTTACCATTGTAAATAATTTTATTTTCATATTAAACAGTTTATATATTTATGCTTTATTCTTTTTATCTCGTAAATAATAATCTATTGTTGTAATTTCTTTTTCGCGTTCAATTGCTTCAATCGAAGAATCAGGTAAAATAATATCTGTGTAAGAACCTCCTCTTGTATTATTAACACCAAACATGTGCATAAACATCTTAACATATTTATCAACGTCATAAAAATCATTTATTTCCATTACAAATGTCACTTTTTGAGGTTTATATAATTGTACATAATCATAATTTTCTAAACATGTATTCATAACATCGTTATAATCTTTTTTGAAATCGGTGTATAAAAACAAATGTTCGTCTTCCAATGATACAAAATACATGTATAACGTATTAAAATATGGGTCTTCCTCTAAATCTGGTTCATTTTTTATCGAAAACTGGGTTTCTAATATTTTACAACAATCTAAAAATAATTGGTATTTTGTTTTTTCAACCATTGCATTTTGGTTATGTATTGTTGATTGATCTAACCAATCAAATTTTTTAAAAAACTCCTCTTCCCAATTCGAATCCAATATAGTATCCATATCATCTATTCCGTTTAGTTCATCATCGCTTTCATTCATTTCAGTTACTATGTCTTCATTTGCCTTAATATCTTTTTCTATAAAATGTGAGTTTTCGTTATTTTCTTCCTCGTCTTTGCTGTTATTACTATCGATGTCATCATCCATAATGTTGTGTGAATATTTACTAGACTCTATCAACATATTTTTTTCTTCATCACTTATGTGGTTCCAAAAAACACTATCCTTATCAATGTTTTCCATTATAATTTTACTATGTAACAATTTTATTATATTGATTTAAGTAATAATTAATATAATATAAATATTATTTAATAATAGGTATTAATGTATAAAATAGGGATATTAATACCAACAACGTCTGTCAAACGAAATTGGAAAGGTCTTTCCGAAACCACGCTATATAATATCTTTCTTCGTTCATTTACGGAGACATATTGTAGTCAATACAAATATATAATTTATTTGATAATTGATGATGATGATGCTATATTCGGAAGAACAAAAACACAGGATGAAATTACAAAAATAGTATCTAAATTCAAAAATATATCAGTACAATTTGTTTCTAGCAAGAATATTGCAAAAGGTTGGGTTACTAAAATGTGGAACAAGGCATTTAAAATTGCATATGATGATAAATGCGATTATTTTTACCAATGCGGTGATGATATTTTGTTACAATCCAAAAAATGGGTCACCAATTCTATAAATAAATTAAAAATACATAACAATATAGGATTAACTGGTCCATTAGATATCGGTCGCATACAAGTGGGGGGGCAAGATAGTGCTCCAGGAGGAAATCGTTTTATTCAAACACAATCATTTGTTTCAAGAAAACATATGGAACTCTTTGGATATTTCTTTCCAGAAGAAATAAAAAACTGGTATTGTGACGATTGGATTACAAATCTATATTATCCAAAATATTATTATCAAATTGAAAACACGGTATTAAACATTGGAGGACCACCCAGATATGAAGTTGTAAATGAATGCCCCTGGGAGAAATTGGTGGAAGAAGGACGAAAAAAATTAAGTTGATAACGTATCTTTCATATATTGCTCAGACGGAGTTAATGATAATTTAGTATCAATGGGATCATTCGAACCTTGAATGGTTTTTAAATTACTCATTACAGAATTTAAATTATCTATATCGGTTTCCAAACCTGTTAAATCTACCTTGTTAGGCATAGGGGATGAATTGAATGAGTTCGTTCCTGGCAAAACACTACCATTTCCATCATGACTATGTCCATGATGATGATGATTATTCAATCCAGATCCAGGAGACGGTGATGGATTTACATATGGGTTAATTGCAGGAGACGGTGATGGATTTACATATGGGTTAATTGCAGGAGACGGTGATGGATTTACATATGGGTTAATTGCAGGAGATGGTGATGGATTTATGACTGGTACTGGTACGGGTACTGGTGCAGGAGATGGCGTTACATTAATAATCATTCCTGAATTATCAGGTGTTGCAGGAGAATAATTATTTGATGAAGATCCTGGGATAGGATTTGCATATGGACTTAGACCTCCATTTGATGTTTCAGGACTGTTTTGCGATTGCTGAGGAAATGGTTGTTGCTGAGGAAATGGTTGTTGCTGAGGAAATGTAGGTAAAGGTGTCAATTGTTTCTGTTGTTGTTGTTGAGCATTTGCAGATGAACCATTTTGTATTTGTCCTCTGGAGGGTATAGTATGCATTTGGATCGGTAACTGTTTTCCAGAACCGCACATAGGTTTCTGATTAATACACATTCCTGGCATCTGAGGACAGGATTGCACTGGTTTTTGCGCAAGAGCCGCGGGCGGTGGTGGTGATGGCGGAATACCCCAATTTACCGAATTTTTTTTATAAGAATTACCAGATACTGCCGGTTCTTTTATATTTTCTTCGCATTCGTTCTTTGTTGAAAATGCCCTACCGTACATACATTTCTCGCCTTTTTCGACAGTAATACATTGACCCTTTTTTTTGTCATAACCTACTGGGCACCAATTAACACTGGATGATGACGGACTGTCCGATGGAATGCCGTTCAATGCTACCTTTCTTTTATTAATTTCATTGTCCAATTTTTCTAATTCGCTTCCTTTGGCATTTATCTCGTCTGCAAAATCAATAATTTTTGTGTTTAATGTATTCATTTTATCAACACTAGAATCAATATAAGGACTTACGGAATCCACACTATTTTGTACCGCTTGTTTTTGTTTTTCCGTATTTTCTTGATCTAATTTTCCATTAATTTCATTTATTTGACTTTGAATGTCTCCGTCTCCATCTCTTGGCGTTGGATTCCAAAAAAATAAACTTGAATTCAATTGTTGTTCTTCTAAGGAGGGTCCATTCATATTATCCCGATTTTGAAGCAAATTTCCAATCGATTGTACAGATCCTTCTGCAATATCAATGCCACCCTTTGCGGTGTCACCTACAATGTCGGCACTAGAATTAATAATAACCCCGGTGTAAAATCCTACAACTGATAGGAACTGTAAAAGATAATATTTAATACCGTTTAGAACAGTGTCCATAAATCCTCCTACTATTAATAAAAAATTTACTCCTAAAAGAGATAAAATTAAAAATATTACCAATATAATAATAATTATATTAGAATTGTTATTTTGAAATAAATCCACTTTAGATATATTTGTTTTGTTATCACTAAAATCAGTTGATTTATTATTTTCCATTATACACTAATTCCACATAATATTTTACATTATGTTCGTTTAACTCTTTGACTATTTATATTTGAATAGTATAAAATGGGAGTTTTTAATTTCATGGAGACATCATTCATTATTAGTTTAGGAATAACATTTGTATTAATTCTACTCTTGATTTACCATTTTAAACAACGATTAACTTTAACAGAATCAAAACAAGAAACAATGTTTGAAATTATTAATAATTTAGCACAAGAGTTAAATAACATAAAAGGACACGTTTCTATGTTGTCCAGACCCGCTACGCCATACCCTTTTAATAATTTAAATACCGATATACAATTCACACATGAACATCTAATGCAAAACGATGAACCAGAGGAAGAGAGTCAAGAAGATGATGAAGACGACGAACGTATTATTGTTTCGGACGACGAAGACGATGAAGACGATGAAGACGATGAAGACGATGATATTAGCGTGGAAGAATTAACTGATGACGAGAATGAAAATCAAACAATTGAAGTTGAAGACGTAAATGAAAATATGGATTTACAAGATAACACCCAAGATATCATTGACCAAACCGAAATCATAAATAACGATCCCAATTTTTCTAAAATGAATTTAGGAAGTTTAAAGGCATATATTGTTGAAAAAGGTTTAGTTAAAGACGCATCAAAAATGAAAAAAGCACAAATATTAACACTCATTCAAGAACAA